ATGAAGAACTAACTGCCCAACTAGATGTGATTGAATACGTAGAACCAGTAAATAATGTAGTAGAACGTTCGTTGGTTGACCAACTAGCAGTTATCTGATAAGTAGAACCTGTATAAAGAGTTGTGCCGTCTGCTGGTGTTCCTGGTGGACTCCACGAAGAACTAATAGAATTATTTGACCAACTAGAAGTTATTTGATAAGTTGAACCTGTATATAATGTTGTGCCATCTGCTGGTGTTCCTGGTGGACTCCATGAGGCACTAATAGCACTACTAGCTGTTATTTGATATGTTGAACCAGTGTAAAGTGTAGTACCACCACCTGTTGATGGTGCCCACGAAGATGATATAGACCAACTTGAAGTGATTGGATACGTAGACCCAGTATAAAGGATGGTTCCTGTGCTTCCTGGAGCATAAGACGCAGATACGGAAAAATTTGAATAACTCGATGAAATAGAATTATTTGTCCACGAAGATGTAATAGTATAAGTATTTCCTGTTACTAAAATATCTTGTTTATTACTAATAAATATGGCGGCAGAAGAACTATAAATAGGATCTATAGGAGCATAAGAAGAAGTTATTGCTCGACTTGACGTTATTTGATAAGTAGAACCAGTATAAAGTGTTGTACCACTTCCTGCTGATGGTGACCAAGAAGCACTGACAGAATTATTAGACCAACTGGATGTTATTTGATAAGTAGAACCAGTATAAAGTGTTGTACCGTCTGCTGGTGTTCCTGGTGGTGCCCACGAAGCACTCACTGCTTGATTTGCATAAGAAGCTGTCGCAGCATATGAAGCACTAGTTGATAAATTTTTCCAAAAAACTAAATTTATTGGTGAATTTCCTATATTAGAATCTACTAAACTTGTATAAATCGATCCACTAAAATGAGTGATATCATTGGCATTATAAGAATATACTATATTCCAGTCAGATAAAGAATTAAGTTTGGTTCTAATACTAAATCCGATTTCATTATTTAAAAATGTTTGTGTTCTTGCCATTTAATTTATCCTCTGTATTACATCCAATATAAATATCTACTGTTTTCAATATTAAGAACTAGGATTGAGTTTTTTATTTTAATCATACTATTATAAATATCTATTAAATAACCAAACGGAGTTGGAAGAAATAAGTTATGTATATTTCATAAATATTAAAAAATGTTTTGACTTTTCGTGAATATGTAGTATAATCACTGATGATTATGAAAAATAAAATTAAAAAAACTCGTACAAAATATTTAGATATGGATAAAAAAGTTGAAATTATATGCAGAAATCACGGATCGTTTTTTATCGGCTGGAATGGCCGGGTTAGCGGCTTGTCCTGATGTAAGACCTGTTAGCAATAACGGGCGATTGGTTGGAGTCGAAACCCTTTCCTTTAGGGAAGGGTAATTCATAATTGCCGTTCTACGAAATTGAGCTTACTAAGCCGTGAATAATGTGTGTGACATATTATGGAAAAACTCTTATCCTCCACTCCGCCCAAAAATTGCATTTGGACGACATTATCACATTCAAAAAACTGGTTATTAAACTTTATAATATCAGCTATTTCAGGATAAATATTTATAAGTTTTAACATATTTTCACGAAATTTAAATACTACATTCTGATTTCTGTCTGGACCAAATTCATCAAAAGGAGTATCAATATCAGCTTTATCAATAAGAGCAGTTATTTCAACTCCTGAATAAAACATCTTGCCGCTACTCGGATCACTCTCCCCGTATAAATTAGTTTTAGTTTGATCTGCTGCCATTTTATAGATAATAACCGTGGTTTGAATAATGTCGCCCATAAGTTCAGAATTTATAGAATTTATAAATCTAAGATCTCTTTCACTAAAATATCTTCCTCTTAAACCCATTTATATATCTCCTTTATAAACACATTCTTCATTTAAAACACAACCGGTTTTATTAGCAGAAACTCTTATAAATTGTTTCAAAGGATGTTTAATTTGTTCAAAATGTTCTATTATATTTTGTTGTCTTATAATATCTTTTTCTTTTTGAGTAGGAAATCTATGATATGGAGTATCAAATTCTACCCAAATATGATTATTCTCATCATAACCATCAGCAACATAACCAAGTTCAAAAAAAGTTTTTGATTTAAAATTAAATCCCTTTTCATTTAAAGATTGAAAATATTCTCTTGATCCACGATCTTCATGCGGTGGTATTTGTAACTCCGTGAGACGCTTCAATTGATATATTCTACTATTCTTACTCATTTTTAATCTTGTTTCATTTGAAATTATTCTATTTTTTAATTTTTCAGAAATACATTTTTTAGTTTCTTCTTTATGTTTTCTTCCTATACTTTTTTGTCTTATTTTTTCAATAGTTTCCTTAGAATATATTCCTACCTTTCCTTTATTCCAAGGAATTCCTGTATTAAGATTCTTTATCATCTTTTTTCTTTGTTCATCTGTTAATGTTGGAGATTTTCTATTTGGATATTTTTTCCCCAACTGACAACAAACATTACATTTTAATTTTTTTCTAACCGATTTTAAAAAACTTATTTCGTTAATGTAGTTACGAATTTTTCCGCACGAAGGACAATTAAATTGTAAAATTTTATCAATCATATTTAACCCGTATATATAAAAAGTGGAATTTTTTTAAGTGTTTCTTGTAAACGTTCTGCTTCCAATTGACGATCTTCCATTTGCGAGCGTTTGCCCACCGCATCCAACGTTTCTCGTAATTGAGTAACCAAAGCTTCTTTTTCTTGTTGAGCTTCATTTCTTAATTCTCCTCCATCGAGGGTTATTTCGCCCCCGGGGATGGGAATTGTTTGCATCTTTTGTCGGATCGCTCCCAATAATTCCTTACAAAGAGCTAAGAAATACTTTCTTATCCATTGTCTACCTACTTGATTAATTGTGGTATACGGAATATTATTATACGGAATATTTGCAAAATCAGATACATAACTACCTGTATAACAAGGATCTGGTTGAACTACTGAACCACTATAACGATCATCTTTTAACATATAGTTAAAATAAACATTAAATGCGGAAGTCGGAATCGGAAATAATTTAAGTTTATTATTTACTAATTCAAAAGAATAAGCTGATTTACGAACCATATCATTAAATTGAATGGCTTGACCACGAAGTAAATCTTCAAAAATTGGAGTCATTAAAAATTGAACGGCGGGAGAATAAGCACCAAAACCCATTTCATTCAAAACGTTAGAATAACTCATACCCGTCATCGAAAATGGATCATAAATACGAGCAAAGGCTGGTGGGAAATCGTGAAAGATTCTTACAATTTCCAGTCTTTTACCATTTTCATGATCTTTAGCCCATAACTCTTGTAAATCATAAGTTTGTTGATGTGGAACAGCTTGTATACCACCTTTTTTCCAATCTACATATCCTCCGACACCAACTTCGGTTCCATAAGCTTTAGATAATTCTATCAGAGTAGACATAGGAGTTCCTACAACTGCTTGACCTGATAAATTACCTAAATCGTCTACTTTTTGACCCTGAAATACTTGAATGTAATTACGAATATTCCACTCATTTACTTGCCTATTATACTCATTGCAGGATTCTTCGAAACAAGCATAAAAATTTACATCAAGCATTTCAATATCCACAATCGGAAATCCAAGACGAAGCGCGGCCCATTTAGCAGCACTCGGTGCTTCAATTTGAAATTGTGGATCGGAATCATAAAAACCGAAGGGAGTGCGACCAAATACCGCTGATCCACTCCCAGGCCACCGCACACGGTCCGAATCTACAAACTGGGTAGACGGCTGTATTGTTGGTATATTTTCACTCATATTTTTTTAGCATTATTTTTATTACCAAGTCCTTTTCCTCTGCGATTAAGAGATATTTTTAATTTTGTTTCTTCTGACATTGAAATACCTTTATTCCAAGGAATTTTACCAAACATTGGATTTTTAGCACCCATCTTTTCCTTTGATAATATATCTTTTGCTTCTTCTGACCATTTTTTTCTTCCTTCTTTATAGGCTAATTTTAAAGATTCGGATTTCTTTTTTCTTGATTCTTCGGATTGTAATATACCAATGTGAGATTCAACTAAATGTCTTATGTGATTTTTTGACATTTTTTTCCCTAACCAATAACGATTATTATTTTCTGATATTTTATTTTTAGACTCTTCTGTATGATGCCAGCCAGCAAGTCGGGTCACTCTTCCTTTCATTTTTTCTGACATACGAATTTTCCATTCTTCAGAATGTTTTCTTCCTTTTCTAGATTCAGAAATTTTTTTCCTAACTTCCGGAGTCATTTCTACTTTACCAGCTATAAACGATGTATTATAGCATTTTTCTTTCTCTAATTTAGCTATATCAAGATATTTCTGTTCTTCTAACAAAAGGTTTTCTTTTGGTATTTCTGTTATAAGCATCCAATCAAAATTTTCTTTTCCATATTTATTCCACGCATATTGAAGTTGAGAGTTTTGGTGTTTTCCTCCATTTAATTCATATATATGGGTTTTCCATCTTCCTTTACTTCCATAGATATTGGATGAACTTCCAACATAATATCTAGAATTGATTTTATTTATAATTTTATATATTCCTGACACTTTCATATACTTTAATATAAATATACGGAAGGTATATCAAATCTTAGAATATTGAAGTTATCAAAAGTATAAATATGAATATTTCCTTTATATTTATATCATATGATTAAGTTAAAAGACATCGTACGAGAGATTATGACCAATGCTCTGCCTCCGCCTCCGCCGCCGGCCATTGTTCAACAATTACCGTCTGTAAACATTCATAAAATAGCAGATGCTATTTATTATGCAGAAGGAGGTAAAAAAACTAGATATCCATATGGTATTACTCCAAAAGATTCTAAAATAAAAACAAAAAATGTATCACATGCCAGACAAATATGTTTAAATACTGTTTCCCGTGTATATAGAGAATGGATATCGGAAGGAAATCCAGGACATTTTATAGATTATTTATCAAAAACATATTGTCCTCCAAATGCAAATCGATGGTCACACAATGTAAAAGACATCATGACTAAACAACATAAATAAGATTCTGAAAAAATAAATCATGAAGAGGTTAACCGAAGGAATAAAAGAAAAAGCATTAGAAGATTTCATTCATCAAACCATTAAAGGGACAGAATGGGAGGGAAAGGTTTTTATAGCAGGTGGTTATGTTCGTGATGAATTTATGGGAAGAGATCCAAAAGATATTGATTTATTAGTAAACTCTCCAAACGGTGGAATTGAATTCGCTAAATGGATTACCAAGAAAGTAGGAGCTTATAGAGGTGGTACTACCGACGAAGATCCTGGTTCTAATCCTGTAATTTTTCCAAGATTTGGAACTGCTAAGTTTAATCTTCGTGGTGTTATTCATAATGGACAAGATTTATCCCAAATGGATATTGAAGCTGTCATGCCCAGAAAAGAACAATACACAGCAGGCTCAAGAAAACCAACAGTAACAGGTGGAGAATTAAAAGATGATGTTGAACGTAGAGATTTTACCGTTAATAGTTTATTGAAAGATTTGTCTTCCGGAGAAATTCTTGATTTAACAGGAATGGGTAAAGCTGATATTCAAGCCGGTATTATAAGAACGCCACTAAATCCTGACAAAATTTTTACAGATGATCCTCTTCGTATGTTGAGAGCAATTCGTTTTGCAGTCAAATATAATTGGAAACTTCCATTATTCATGGTAAGAGGACTTAAGAAAAATTCCAATCAATTACAAAACATTTCTCAAGAACGTATCCGTGATGAATTGAATAAAATGTTAATGACAGGGTATCCACAAAAGGCCATTCAATTAATGAGAATAACCGGTCTTTTAAATTATGTTATTCCTGAATTAATGCCTTTGGTTAAATTAAGACAAAATCAATATCATAAAGATGATGCTTTTAAACATACATTAGATGTTTTAAGTAAAACTCAACCAACTTTAATTCAAAGATTAATGGGACTTTTTCATGATATAGGTAAAGCTGCAACTCATTCTATAACTCCAACAGGAGTTCACTTTTATGGTCACGAAAATGAAGGAGCAGAAATAGCTACTATGGTAATGAGAAGATTAAAATATCCTACAGAA